CGTTGCAGATCGTACATCTATACATATTATATCCTTTCTCTTGTTATCCCATAGTTTAACTGTATTTGTAAAATACTGTCAACTATTTATTTATATATCTTTGTACATTAGACTCATTCTAAACTGCGAGGGGTCCCTAGCGTTTTGCGAGGCTTGTAGCCTTTGGGCCCACCCACCCCAGATTTAGTATATAGGGGTCCCTAGACATACCACATATTGCCTTGATTCATAAATAGATATGGGCTAAAATCATTTTCACTATAAAAAGTAAAGGTGCAAAATTTTTTACAAATTTTTTTCGAATGCTAACCCCAGAACAATTAAAAAACTTACCTGAAGATACACGCAAAGAATATTTGCAAACATTGTTGTTACTTGACGAAAAGAAAAAAGATCAAGCGATCCGCGATGACTTCTTAAGTTTTGTAAAACATATGTGGCCTGATTTTATAGAAGGTGAACATCATAAAATTATGGCTGATAAATTTAATAGAGTCGCACGAGGCGAGCTCAAGCGATTAATTATCAACATGGCACCAAGACATACAAAATCAGAATTTGCATCTAACTTCTTACCTGCATGGATGATCGGTAACAAACCTGATCTAAAAATAATTCAGGCAACTAATAATGCAGAACTTGCTGTACGATTTGGTCGTAAAGCAAAAACGTTAATGGAGCAGGATGACTTTAAAAAAATATTTAATACAAGACTCAGAGAAGATTCTAAAGCGGCTGGTAAATGGGAAACTGATCAGGGCGGTGAATATTATGCAGCGGGTGTTGGAGGTAGTATCACGGGCCGTGGAGCGGACTTATTGATTATTGATGATCCACACTCAGAACAGGACGCAATGAACATGGCCAGTTATGATAGGGTTTATGAGTGGTACACATCTGGACCTCGACAGAGGTTACAACCTGGCGGCAGAATAATAGTGGTGATGACTCGCTGGAATGTCGCAGACCTGACGGGAAAGTTAATGAAAGCGCAAGCAGAACCAAAAGCAGACCAATGGGAAGTAATCGAGTTTCCTGCAATCTTACCCAGCGGTAAACCCGTGTGGCCTGGATATTGGAAGCTAGAAGAGTTAGAAGCGGTGAAAGCATCAGTAAGTATATTAAAATGGAATGCGCAATACCAGCAAAATCCGACAGCAGCTGAAGGTAGTATTATAAAACGTGAGTGGTGGAAGCCGTGGGAGAAAGACAGCTTACCTCCATTAATGCATGTTATACAATCATACGATACAGCATTTATGAAAAAAGAAACTGCTGACTATTCTGCTATAACGACTTGGGGTGTATTTAAACCTAGTGAAGATGAACCAGCGCAATTGCTTTTAGTTGACATGGTAAAGGATAGATACGAGTTTCCAGAACTAAGACGAGTGGCAAAAGAACAATACGACTATTGGAAGCCAGAAACAGTAATAATAGAGGCTAAAGCTTCGGGCTTGCCTTTGACGTATGAATTGCGTAAGCTGGGTATACCGGTTATTAACTTTACACCTAGTAAAGGAAATGATAAACATACAAGGATAAACTCTGTAGCTCCGTTATTCGAGTCAGGAATGGTTTGGGCACCGGAAACAAAATGGGCAGAGGAAGTGATTGAGGAATGCGCTGCATTTCCGTTAGGGGAACACGATGACCTAGTGGATAGTATGACTCAAGCAGTAATGAGATTTAGACAAGGTGGCTTTGTTGACCATCCAGAAGACTACGAGGATGAAGAATTGCCACAGCAACAAAGGACGTACTATTAATGAAATTTTTATTAGAGTTTATAAAAACCTTATTGACCAGAACAGGTAAAACAAAAGGTCTCAATAACCAAACTAAAAATGAAATTGTACAAATGTTGACTGAAGCGAATGAGTCAGTTTTAAAAGGCAATAAAAAAATAGACGATCAAATTGCAGAACTTAGAAAGATAGAAGAGAAAATATTTAAAGCAGAAAAAACTTCTGGTGAAGCAAACACTGTTGTCGACAGACCTCAACGTATGTCTTCAACCATGTTTGAAGGAGCAGAGCGTTCTATTGCATTTGTATCAGAAAAAACAGGATTAAATATCGATAGAGCAAAAGCTGCTGTTTTAGAAAAAATGAACGAAGCATATCCTCCCGGCTCACCTAAAAGAGCAACCGCGGAAGATGATGATATGATTAAAGCATACCTAGATAATAATCTGGGTTATAGCAGTGATGATGCTATAGGGTTCTTAGAAGAGATAGAAGAGATCGGAAAAAATATTGATACAGACAACATTATCGATATAAGAAGCGCTTCTAAAAAGAAAGAGGGACTAACATCATTAACCGATCCTGACGATGCAGCTATTAAAAAATTTCTTGAAGAACAAGGCATAGGTAAAACTAGTTTTGATCCTGAAAAAGGCATTGTTCAATCTCCCGCAGCTTCAAAAGAAAAAGCAAAAAGAATTATAGCAACTGAAAACGCACCTGATGAGTTTTTTGGAAAAGCAGTAGAAGACTTGACTCCAGATGATGTTGATTCATTAAGAACAGATAAGTTTGTAGACGAAACAATGGAAGTAAGAAAAAATTTAGATAATTTAGATAAAGCACAATTAACAGAGTTAGCTGGAAAGATGGCTAGGCAAGTTGCAGCGAACGAAAGAAAAATAGCTAACCTTATTGATGCAGGTGAGTTTGACAAGGCAAGAGAACTAGAAGAACTAAACAAAAAAACATTAGATGCAATGTCAGGCGAAGGACTAGAGGACTTAGATCAGATATTAGACCTGTTTCCGTTTGACCCGGAGAAACCTAAAATGGCAGAAGGTGGTCGCATAGGATTTCAAAATGGTGGCGGTAAATTTCCAATGTCACGTAGAGGATTTCTTGGTGTATTGGGTGGTGGACTTGCTACGTTATTGGCAGGCGGTAAAGGATTATTACCCGCAGCAAAAACAGGTATCACCGCAGCAAAAACATTATCAGCTCCAGGTATGCCTAAATGGTTCCCATTGCTTGTTAGTAAAATAGAAACAAAAGGTAATTTAATATCACCAGCAGCGCCAAACAAAGGTGAAGTAAATGCAGTGTATAATTACAAAGATGGTATGACAGAATATAAAATGGTAGAAGATGTAAATACAGGACGAATAGATATATACACTACAGCAGACGATGGAACTCAAGTTAGTTTTGAGTATGAGCCATCAATGAAAAGATATTTTGAAGATGGTAGCAGCGTAACAGAAGACCCATCATTTTTTGTTGGAGAGTTTAGAAAAGGACACGAGGGTGCAGCAGATCTTGAACAGTATTCAATGGGAATGGATGAAGTTGTATCCGATCTTCGTAACATAGAAGATTTTGCAACTCGAGGAACCACGATGAAAGTAGACGAGGCAATAGAAGATTTTGTAAAAAGAACGCGGACCGAGGAGCCCGGATTTAAACAAGGTGGCCTAGTACCACCACAAGCAGGACCAATGTCAAGTGGCATGGGTTCATTATTTAGACAAAGGACAATATAATGGCTATAGACAAATCAAGTAAATTTGACCTACCTAATAATATTAGAACAAAAGTAAATGTTCCAAGCAAACAAGGTCAGATACAAGCTATACAAGAAAAGATGGCACAACAACAAAACCAACAACCTGTTGAGATAAATCAAACAGAAGATGGTGGTGTTGAAATTGATTTTGATCCAGGTGCCCTTTCTGGAGTAGGTTCAGAAACACATGATGAAAACTTAGCAACTTTATTAGAAGAAGATCAGCTTATTGAAATTGGATCACAAATTGTAGAAGACTATGATGAGAACAAAGCATCGAGACAGGACTGGGAAGACTCTTACACAAAGGGTTTAGATTTACTTGGTTTTAAATATGAGAATAGGTCAGACCCATTCCAAGGTGCATCAGGTGCAACACACCCTGTACTTGCAGAAGCTGTTACACAGTTTCAGTCTCTTGCATACAAAGAATTACTACCTGCATCAGGACCTGTTAGAACACAGATTATTGGTAAAGTAGATCAAGCAAAAGAAGATCAATCTGATCGTGTAAAAGAATTTATGAACTATCAATTAATGGTAGAGATGAAAGAGTACGAACCTGAGTTTGACCAAATGTTATTTAACTTACCATTAGCAGGTTCTACATTTAAAAAAGTTTATTACGATTCTGTCATGCAACGTTGCGTGTCTAAATTTATTCCTGCGGAAGATTTAGTCGTGCCTTATACTGCAACAAGTTTAGAAGATGCAGAATCAATTACACACAGCATCCGTATGTCAGGAAACGAATTATTAAAATACCAGCTAAGTGGTTTTTATCGCGATGTTGATTTAGTAGAAGGTGAACCATCACAAACAGATGTGTCAGATACAAAAGATCGTATATCCGGTGTAACTTCATCAAACGACGAAGTTATGACTTTGCTAGAATGCCACTGTGATTTAGATTTAGAAGGCTTCCAAGACGTTAATGAAGAAGGAGAAGCAACAGGATTAAAATTACCATACATTGTAACTGTTGATGAAGGAACAGGAACAGTTTTAT